TCAAGTACGGCTCGAGCCGGTACAGGTCGGCGACGGTGACCCGCTGCTGACCCGCGACGCGGCAAATGGCGCCCTCCGACCTGAACGTATGCGTAACGCCGTCCGGCATTACCAGCGCCCACTCGACTGACACGTCGTCGGAGTAGTCGAGGTTGGCCATGCTGGCCGAGGTGACGGTGTACTCGGCCACCGAGCTCGTCACCGTCACCGCGCCCGTGCTGATGGTGCCGTCACTGGTGCGAACTGTGCACGTGCCGCTCGTCGGTGCCGTCAGGGTCGCCCCATCGTACACCGGACATGTGATGGTGTTGTTCCGGCCGCGCTCGATGGCATAGCCAGGGTCGACCAGTCGGGCGGCGTAGTGCGTCTCGGCCATCGATTACACCCACGCCTTCCAAGCGGTTTTCAGCGTCAAGGGCTCGGCCTGCGAGCTCTCACCCGGGGCAGAGGTTCGGGCAGCGGAACCCGCAGACCGGCCCGAATCGGTGCCGCGCTCGGCCTGCTTGCACTGCGTCGCAATCTGCTTGTCAGCAATGCGACACGCCGCGTCGACGAGCTCGGCGCGCTGCACCTGCGTCATCTTCCAACCGGTGCGACCGATGTAGTCATCGAGCGCAGCACGACGGGTCTTCGGGTCGACCATGTCGCTGCCGCTGTAGTCGGTGACCTTCCCGCGGTGCATGTCGCGACGCCGTGCCATCAGGCCCCCACCTGCTCGACCAGGGCGCGCTCTTGGTACAGCCGCCAGGCCTCGGCCAGCGACTCGGTGGTCGCGCCCTCGTAGCGCTTGTTGGCCTCGTACAGCGCGCGCAGTTGGTCACCGACTGCACGCACCTCCTCGGGGTGCGGAGCGTCGAGCACGCCACGCTCGACCAGCGAGCGCAGCCATGCAGCACGGTCGGTCGCTGATGCTGGCCGGGGACGCATGCCCGGCACGAGCGAGCAAAGGCGGTGCGTCCAGGTGCCGGTACCCGGCACGGGGATGAGGTAGGACGGGTGGCCCTCCTCGGCGTCGACCTCGTGCGGGATGATGCGGCCGCCCTTGCGCTGAATGCTCACAATCGCCGGCTCTGGGTCAGCAAGCCAGCGCTTGCCGTCAGCGCTGCGCACAGCGTCGACCCCGTTAACGCCCGCCTCACCTGCCCAGAGCTGCGACAGGTGCGGTACGCACCAGCCGTCGACGGCGTAGTAGGCGCCTGGCATGTGGTACAGGTAGTGCGCTTTCTGGCCGGCTCCGTAGCCGCGACCGGCGGACCGGTCGAGCGTGCCAGGTTGCGCCCATGGCATCGCAGGTGCGGCAACAGGTGCCGCAGGTGCCGGTGGTTGTGCTTTGCTCGTGCTGCTCTTGGCTCGCGCCATGGTTTCACCTCTGCCCTAGTGTCGGCCGATGTGGTACGGCGCTGCAAGCTCGGCCGAACTTGCAGCGCCGGGAAGGCATCAGACGCCGCTGATGACCTTGATCGCAATCTCCTGGCCGTAGCTGACGCCCAGGAAGATGCGGCCTGCCACGGTCGTCACGCCGGTCTGGCTGTTGCGGTCGACCTCGGCCAGCATCGGCGGAAGGATGGACCCGTCAGGGGCCTCACCACCGAGCACGACCTGGCGGCTCGGGTCGTCGACGGCCGGCAGCATGTCGGCCCACACGATGGAGCCAGCGCCGAGCAGTGCGCCCGTGTAGTCGGTCGAATCGTCGGTCACCTTCGTGGTACCGTAGATGGGCACGTCGTTCACAAATCCCCGGAAGATGCCGCCAGAGAAGGCAGCGAGGCGACGAGCCTCGTCGCCGTACTGGAGCTGGCCACCGGCCGACGTGAACAGGTTCGACTCGAGGTCGCTGACCTGCTTAACGTGGTACAGCGCGAGGGGTGCGCCAGTGCCGCCCAGGCCGAGAGAGCCAAGCGCACGGTACGCCGCGACGCCTGCAAAGTGCGTAGCCGCGGTGAGTGCGTCGCCGCTTGAGCCGACGCTGCCGGTTGCGGAGGCCATCGCAGACGCGACCATCGACAAGAAGCGCGTCGACGCAGCCACGGCCATGTCCTGGCCGAACAGCTCGCTTGGGGAGAGCGCGTCGCCGGTGATGTTGCGGAGCAGGCTGGTCGTGTCGCGGGTCAGCAACTGGCCGGCGACGGTGGCCGACACCTTGCCGGACGCGATGGTGGTACCGGCTGCGCCAGTGCCCTCGGTTTCGGCGGCCATCTCGTTGGCGCCGAGCCCGTACGTCGGACGCTGCACGACCTTGGACATGTCGGCGCGGCCGAGGTAGCCGGACGCAAACACAGGATGCTGAAACATCCCGGCGCGGTCGGCGATGGTGAGCAGGTACCGGAGGTCTGCCTGCTCGGCTGCGAGCAGTGCACCGGACGTGGCAAAAGCAGTCGTCGTATTCGTCGCCATTTGGGGCGCTCCTAGCTGTCAGGTGAGACGGTCCGCTTGTCTCGCCTACAGCAGGTAGCGCCTGCGACTCGATGGCCTAGCGGGTTGCACTAGCACTACACCGAGCCGGCCCCGATGTCAACGGCGCCCGGCCAGGTACGCCCTAATGGCCTCCTGCGCGTCGCGGTCGCCTCGCGCTGCGGCCATTCTTACCGAGGCGGGAATGCTGCCGAGCGCACCCGGTGACGCTGCAGGCTGACGCCCTGCCAGCGGTGCAGCCGGTGGCGCGGCGGGTGGTACCGGGTCGGCCTGGCGCTGCAGGTACGGACGGAGCGCAGCCGGCGTGTTGTCGGTGTCGTCGTCGCCCTTCCATGAGTCCATCCACGCAGCGAGCTCGGGGCGCTCGTCCGCCGGCAGCCGAGCGTGCAGTGCCAGCGCGACGGCCTGGCCCTCGTCGTCGGTCAGCCCGCGCCGCAGCATGGCCTCGGAGGTCCGCCACTGGTCTGCCGCGGTTGCGTGGTCGGCCTTCATGCGCTCGACCTTCTGCTCAAGCGCTTTCATGCCCTCCGCCAGTCGGTCGCGCTCGACGGTGACGCTGTCAGCCTCGAGGAGCTTGATGCGCTCGTGCGCCGCCTGCAGGTCGTTTGTGAGCTGCTGTATGCGCTTCGACCCGCGACTAGCCCGCGGTGTCGGCGCCATGTCCTGCTCTGCCGGCGCCGCCGGCTGCTCTGCCCCTTCGTCACTCATCGTCTGCCCTCTCTGTGATTGTCTCACTCGGATACCACGGTGGCACCGGTGGCCTCCTCGGGTGCTGGTACAAAGTCGCGGCCGACGCTGCCCATCACGCGCTCGGCCGAGTCGCGTGGCAGGTTGAAGAAGTTGACCAGCATGGCCACGCCAGACTCGCGCGGTAGCTGACCCGCCGCGACTGACGCCACGATGCCCTGCGCGCTCTGCACCTGGGCGCCATTGAGTGCCACGTCGGACGCCTTTCCATCGGTAACAACGCCGATAGCTGCGGCCGGCTCGTCGTCGTCGCCCTGGTCGGCCCGTGCGACCTCCTCGGGACTGGCGAACGGGTCAACCGACAGCCGCAGGTCTGCCAGGGTGAGCGCACCGAGCTCGACGGCAAGCTGCAGCCGCTCCAACTCCTCGCGCTGCGGCGGGAGTGCGTAGTACCTGACTCGCCAGTCAGCGCCCTCCGGGAACAACCCCGGCACCGCCAGGTTGCACGCGGTCGCGATGCGGTCGGCCAGTAGTCGGTCGGACGAAGCCATCCGCGGCGCCATCGCCACCTGCGCCTCGCGCTGCATCTCGCGCGTGATCGCCATTGCATAGGCTGACTCGGCGTTGCCTGACTTGCGGTAGACGGCTAGGTCAGACCCGCCGGCCGCGAGTGTCGCCCGGCCGTGCAACCGTGCCACTGCGCGGCCCATGACCTCGGGGTCGGCGCCCGGCTTCCACTGCGACGCGCTGCCGGGCTTGCTCTCGTCGATTTGCTCGAGCTGCAGCACGCTCGTCGGGTCGGCGTCGATGACGGGCGCGCTCGTGCCGTCGAGACTTAGCTGGTTGTCGGCGCCCATCGGTGCCAGGTTGACGGTGTACCTCTGCGACCAAGCCGCCTCGAACAGGCAGTGGTCGAGGTAGCTGTACGCCATGCAGGTGCGGTACGTGCTCTCGACCACCTCGGACCGGTAGAACGGCAGCCAGAGACGCGGTCGGCCGTGCACGTGGTACAGCACCCACGGGCACGCGCCCTGATTGTGCAGCGCCTCGGTTCCCTCGATGAGCTGGCCGTCGGTCGTCTCGAGGTACGTGGCCTCGTCCGTCCAGACACGCACCACCGGCTTGCCGTCGTAATGCCACTCCTCGCAGACCTTAGACACCTGGCGCGGGTCGTCGGCGCGCTCGGTGGCCTCGATGATGTACGCCGGGCTCGTCGGGTGGAGTTCCACCACCAGGCGCCCGTCGACGAGCTGCACCTGGTACCGGATGGCGTAGTCATTCACGCCGATGACCTGCGCTAGAACGTCCTGCATGAGCGTCGGGTACTGGGCGCGCTCCATAAGCTGATTCATGAGCAGCGATGCCGACTCGACCTCGTCACCGTCGACGATGCACCGGAACCGCGGCGGCCGGTCGTACAGCGTGCTCTTGCCCTCGGCGTCCTCGCGCAGGATGTTTGTCGAGATGTCGACGACCTGCTCACCACCCCATGCCTGATTCAACCGCTTGCTGCCGAGCAGTTGACGCAGGTACTCATACGCATCGCGGCGCCACGTGCCGTCCATGATGCGCTGCCTGCGGCCTTGCTCGCGCCGGCGCTCGTGCTCGTCATAGTGGTAAGGCATACGACCCCCTGGCAGTGTACTACGTTACCCGCGCCTGATTGTCACGGAGCGCCGCTTGCGGCGGCTGAAAGTCCACCTATCAAGGGCATAGAACAGCGCATCAAGGATGTCCTTACTCGGATGCCTATCGGTTCCATCCCAGGTATCCAGAGCGTGCAGAACACGAGTACACGACGGGTGCACGGTGAGCAGGCTGCGCCCGTCGTCGTCCTGCTCGACCGTCAGATAGTGCAGCCACCGGCGCCGGATGTCGGCCGAGCCAGCGCCGCGCCCCATCCCGCGCTTGGCGGTCCGGATGGGCGGGTGCAGTCGAGCGGCACCGGTGAGCTTGCCGAGCCACCGGCCGAGGATAGCATTGCTCCGCCTCGCTGGCTTCTTGGAGAACGTCAGCGCCCGGTCGCCGCATGCGTCGTCGAGGTGCTTCCAGCCGAGCCCCCACTTGCCGAGCATGGTCAGTGTCGCCCGTGCATCGCCTCGGGGCGTCTGGCGGCCGGACTCGTCGACCCACTCGCCCAGCACGTAAACGTGCGGGTACTCCATCGCGCCGCGGTCCTGCACCTGGACGAGCACGCCGCACTGCTTCGACGGCGCGCTGCCATGGTCGAAGCCTACGCCGGTCCAGAGGTCTGCATCTGGCGGGTCGCCTATCTGGCCGTGCCAGTACGTGTAGTAGCGGTCGACCGCTCGCACGTCCCACTCACCGTGCACGACGATGCCGACCTCGCTCGGGTGTACCTTCGCCTCGAGCTCGGCAATGTACTCGGCACCAGCCGGCCGCCACTCCGGACCGTCAGGCCCCTCGACCATCACCTCAATCGGTCGCGAGTGCCCGACCGGCACAAACTCGCGCGCCGTCAGTCCTCGGTGGTGTTGTTCCCACGGGCTGCCCTCGGCCTCGACGAGCTCGCGAAACCACTCGACGGGTGCGTTAATCGGCGTCATGCAGACCGCCATCCACCCACCGCGCTCGATGCGCTTACTGGCCTCGGTGTACACGCGCAGGCTCGGCAGCGGCTCGTCGGCGACGATGCCCTTGAGCGTCGCACTGGCGAGCGACTTGGTGCGCTGGTTGACGGTCTTAAACCGCACCGTGCTGTAACTGCCGCTAGTGTGCCGGATGCGAACGTGCGGGTGCTTGTGGCCGTAGCCCTGCGACGGGTTGTAGGTGTCATCCGGGTGCACGAGCTCGGTGGCGAGCACCCCGTGTAGCTTCCCCTGGATGATGACCGACTGCGCCCAACTGTCGCAGAGCACCCAGTACTCGCCCGGCTCGCTGCACCAGCTCTGCCTCGTCGGGTGCGTGCCAGCCGCGTGCAGGACCAGGTCGTACATCGCGACCGTCGTCTTGCC